TTTGAGAGAAGTTGGTGAAGTATATGAAAGAGGTGAAAGATTTTATGCTGTGTGTAAAGGGTGTACTAAAGATGAGGCTACTCCGTTGGAAAAAGATAAGTGCAGGATCTTCTTTGCCAATCCAATATCGTTGGTGTATTATGTGAGGAAGTATTTCTTACCAATAGCAAGAGTGTTTATGCTCAACCCAATAGTGTGTGAATGTGCAGTTGGAGTCAATTCACATGGGCCTGAGTGGGAAGAGCTAGATAATCATAGGAAGAAATTCCCTAACATCTTTGGTGGTGATTATTCCAAGTATGATCAAAATATTCCTTCACAGATGGTCAATGCAGCTTTTGACGTCCTCATTCAGTGCGCAAAACGTGCAGGCTATGATAACAAAAGCATTAAGGTAATGGAAGCGATTGCGAGTGAGGTTGTCTATGCAATGATAAACTTCAATGGCGACCTTGTTCGTTTGCTAGTTGGTGCCATGATTAGTGGTAATTCTTTGACCGTGATCATCAATGGCATTGAAGGTAGTTTAAACGTAAGGGTTGTGTTCTATCATGAAGTGATTATCCCAAGGAGGAGATACCGATTTTTGATAGCTACAAATGTCTTTTTCAAGGAGGATTTTAGGACGCATGTTAGTCTCATTACCTATGGTGATGATAATGATGGATCGGTTGCAGACACCGTTGCAAAAGAATTCAACATAGAAACTGTTTCAAAATTTCTTGGAAAATATGGTCAAAAATATACCATGCCAGATAAATCTACGAAATTACGACCTTTCTTGCTTGAGGAGGAAAGTGATTTCTTGTGTCGACGAACTGTATACATACCAGAAATTGATGCAAAGGTTGGTGCTTTGGATGAAAAATCCATTTTCAAATCGTTACACGTACACACGTATGGTAAAAAAGAGGCATTAACACGCAATGAAAAGGTTTGTGCTGCTGCAGAATCAGCTATGATTGAATGGTTCAATCACGGCCGTGAAAAATATGAGACAAGAAGGTCTCAATTAAAAGAGGTCATGAGGAGGGCAGATTTGTTGGATTATTGTCATTTCCTCGATGACAGTTTCGATGACAGAGTTGAGAAGTGGAGAAAGAACTATGGTTCGGATTCTTCTTCTTA